GCCCCCACATTCCCTCATACTTCATAAACGCAACATCATGCATTTTTACCAAACAATCAAATCGTATCTCACAAATTTGTCTTGTGTCAGCTTCCATTTCGGATACTGGTTTTATTTCAATTTCGTTATTCATAACTTTTTATTTCTTTTTTTCCTTATTTAAATGATGTCTTCCAATCCATCAATCTCATTTCTTAATGTGTTAATCTTTGAATGGACATACTCCTCAAGCTCGTGAGATATCTCCAAATACTTTCTTCTCAGTTCGTGGAACTTTTCATCCTGAACTTCTTTGAATGATGAGTAATGTTTGAAACAATAATGGATACCTTCATTCTCCATTCTATAACGAACCATTTCAATTTCCTCAAGTTCGTTGTGTAGTTTATCAATTTTTTCCATATACTTCATCTAATATTTGTTCGTAAACCTCATCGTATTGTTTTCGTTGTTCTTCGGTCAATGACTCATACAAATTTAACATAAACCACTCGTCCATCTTATACGCAACCTTCAAATCTTTTAAGTAAGTTTCACAATAACTCCCATCAGGACTCATTTTACACATTGTTACCTTACAACAACCATCTTCACCACATCCCGAGCATACAGGACAATATATGGAGTCTTCATCCCCATACTTCTCCCTGAACTCTTCATTGTGTTCCAGTTCGTGTTTAAACCATTCAAAACTTGGGATGTCCTCGTAACCTATGAAACTATCTGCATATCTCTGATATAGGTTCCATTCAATTGGTGGATTATTTAATTTTTCAAATATGGGTCCCATATCATCGGCCCATTTTTGTTTCCACTCCTCAAATGTAAGAGTAGATTTAGGATTTTTTTCTAAAAAATTCCAATATTGTGTCTCTAATGTTGCCATATTAAACTGAAAATAAAGTTACCAAAAGTGTAATTGTGAAAACAATAATCATTATTACCAAACCTGTCAAATCAGTTTCATTATTTTGTCTATTCATCGTATTATATTTATTTCAGATTCAGTTTCAATAATCACACGAGCACCGCAAGATAGTAATGTTTTATCATTACCACCATACACAACACGACTAGGTCCCAAGATTTCAACCTCGGAACAATATGTGTTCTTTCTACCTTCTTTAATGGTAATGACAGGGTCTAACGTATTGTTCTTTTTGTTAGCCCTTATTTTGTGTTGATTTACGTGGATATACTTCTTCACCCCACAAAGATAATGCGGAATTAGTGAAGAATCAAATTATTGACCAATAACAATATCACCAGGATTCAAAGTTTTCATCCCATCAATTTTCTCCTCAACCTCATCATAAAAATAAGCCTTAGTGACAGCAATTATACTTTGTTCGGTCTGAGCAACTTTTGAAGTCATCCAATCCTCTAATTGGTCGTCATCAGATAGATTCTCCCACATTTTATAAGCAAGAGTCGCAATTGTGAACAATTGTTGTTTAGTCATCTTGTTCCCATCATGATTGGTACCGATAGACTCTCTAATCTTATCTAATTGTTTTTGTGTAATTTTAATTTTAGCCATATCATATAAATATAACAAAGGGTGTAAAAATACACCCTTCGTAAGAGCCCAACTCGGATAGAGTCAGTCCACCACTTTGTAAAACAAAGACTTTACAATTTATACATCCAAACTTTATAAGTTTTAGTGTTATCCATCAAATCAACAAATGTTAAACCTTCAATCACACCATAATTCATATTGTAATTATACAACGTACCAACTAAATTACCCCAAGGTGTATCATATAATTCCAATTTATAGTTGGATGGAGTTGAGTAAAAATAGTACGTAGACGGTTGACTATTAAATGAGTAGTTATTTTGAACAGTAAATGTTAATGTATCAGTTCTTTCCTCAGAGATAAAATTAGTATAAGTTATTTGAGTAATGACCCAAGTAGTATTACTAAATCCAGGTACATTCATTTGACTTTCATCAATAGTTACATCATAGTTCTGATATGGAGAAATATTTGTATTATATTCCTCATCTTTAACACATGAAGTCAATCCAACCAAAACAAATAAAATAAAAAGTAAATTTTTCATATTAGTAAGTAAAAATAATTGATTGTTTAACTATGTGATTTGGGATGTGGAATAAATCGTCTTTACCATCATATATACTGAACACCCTATCATTGTTTAATGATAAATTAAGTAAATCCATAAAAAGTTTGAACTGTATTTTGTCCGAAAACTCCTTATCAATTATAGTCCCAAAATCAGGGTGAATTAGTTTTATTCCTCGTTTCATTTTACAAAGATAATACTTTTTTTTGATTTTACTTAATTTTGTCTGATATTTTTTCCAACATTTTCATTACGTTGGATTCTGCAGATGTATTATTTGGGTCATTTTTGAGTAACTTAATTGACCTCAAAACAAAATAACCAATAACACTAACTAAAATGATATCCATTAAAGATGTTCTTCCTTTCATATTTTTATTTTTTACAAATTTAGTTTAAATTTTTTTCTTCACCAAATTTTTTAACATAATAATCTATGGTAATATCAATTCCATCACTAAAATTAGTTTTTGGCTCCCAAGCAAGTGTCTTTTTTAACTTTGAATAATCTATTGAGTACCTAAAATCATGCCCTTTTCTATCTTCAACAAAAGTAATTAACTCATGAGAATTTTGTTCCCAATCTTTTAAATTATCAATTTTATCACAAATTATTTTAGCCAATCTAATATTACTTATTTCATTATCTCCACCAACACAGTAAGTTTCACCAATTTTACCATTATGTAATATTCTATCAATAGCATCAACATGGTCCATTACAAATAACCAATCTCTAACATTTGTTCCATTACCATATATTGGAATGTTTTCCCCTTTCAATATTTTTTTAATGACAGTAGGTATGAATTTCTCATCATGTTGATTTGGCCCATAATTGTTCGAACAATTCGAAATGATAATCGGTAAATTATACGTATGGTAATAAGCCCTAACAAAATGGTCAGACGATGCTTTTGAAGCAGCATATGGACTTCTTGGGTCGTAGGATGTTTTTTCATCAAATGAACCTGTCGGTCCAAGATGTCCGAAAACTTCATCAGTTGATATGTGATAAAATAATTTAATGTTATTTTTCAATGAAGCATCTAATAAATTTATAGTTCCAACAATATTTGTATTAACAAATTTTAATGGATTACTAATTGAATTATCTACATGTGATTCAGCCGCAAAATGTACCACAACATCAAATTTATAATTTTCAAAAAACTTGAATAGTCTGTCCCTTTCAAGAATATCAAAACTTATAATTCTAGTTCTAAAATGGTCTTTAATATTTTTCTTATCTGACGCATATGTTTCAGAATCTAAAATAACCAACTCATAATTTGGGTATTTTTCTTTCATATGATTAAAAAAATTGGACCCGATAAAACCGAGTCCACCTGTTACTAAAATTTTCATAAAAGAATTAATAAGAAATATTGATTATATAATCAACGTAAAACTAAAAAAAGTATACCAATTAAACCAATACCCTCAGCAATTGCAATGTTTCTAAAGGTTTTTACTTTACCTTCTTGTTTTTCAAGTTTCAATTTAGTCTCAGTATGTTTGACAACCTCTTCTTGGTACTTATCTCTTTGTGTTTTAGCTTCTGTCTCCATACTTGTAAACGCACGATTTAAGTCCTCAGAATGTTTTTGTTCTTTTAATAGTTGGTCATCACAATTATTTTTGTAAATATATAACTGTTCAATCTCTTTCTTTTGGGACTTTTCAGTTTTAATAATGGTTAACAACAGTAACTCTTGTTGTTTATTGAAGAACACTCCTGTGTCACCTTCATATACAATTCTATGGGGCTTCAAAACTTGACCAAACGCTGTCACGCTGAACAAGATTAAGCTTGCCAAGATTACTAATTTCTTTAGCATTTTCTTCTTTAATGTATTTAATTTTGGTGATTACTTCACCTTGTTTATTATCATAAGCAACTCTTAAATCACTCATCTGTCTGTTTAAAACATTAACTGAGTCTCTTAACATCTCAATTCTCTTAGTGTCTTCAATAGTTACAGTAACTTGTGGTTTATTAAATAAAACAATAATAGTGACCAACATAGAAATAAAAACTAGTCCAATAGTTATTTCTTTCCAATATTTAATTAATGATTTCTTCATTTGATTCTTCTTTTACAATTACTTCAGTATTATCTTTTGATTTTCTGTACCCTAAAAGAGTTGCTCCGATACCTGTGAAGATTATTGACTGTGTTATAACATCAATATCTTTATTTAAAAACATTTTATCAACACATCCCATTAAGAAACAAATACCACCTATCGCAGTTATATAGATACCCATAGTCCCACTTCCAGATGTTTTTCCGTTTGAGTTTGATGTCATCTCAGCGAAAGAAAACTTCTTAATATCGGCAATTTTATTTTGTATAAATTTTCTCATTTTAATAAATTGTAATATTCTTTGAAGTGTTTAATTCTATCAGGTAATCCAATGGTACCTCCATTAACTCTTTTAGTTACCGCAGTTACTGTGGCGTCATCCGCACCCTTATCGCAAATAGACCAAAGTTTGTTAGAGTCAAAGAAAAATGCCGCAGAGGCCAATGGATATTTGGTAGCAACTAAATCAGGATTAGATACTGTATCCTCTCCAATGAATTTTGCAAAGTTCGTATAGTTTGATTTTCCAGTCAATTGGATATATCCTCTGCCGCGAAATTTAAATCCTTCACCTGTTGACTCATCACCATTACCCATTCTTCCACCATAAACACGAGATGCAATCTTTTCAGGTTGTCTTGCGTATGATTCATTTAGATTTCCAGGAAAATACTTACCAAAGATTTTTTTAAGTCCATCTGCAGAATAATTTAAATTCTCTTGTACTGCCTTAAATCCACCTGACTCATGACCACACTGAGCTAAAAAATGAGCCAATCTCAAAGGATTAGTAATATTAAATTTCTTAGCAGTGTCAGGAATTTGAGCAATTACTGCATCAGGAATATGTCCCTTCAAATTCTGTAATTTAAACTCTGAACTAACAGGAATTACAACATCTTCTTTTATCACCTGAGATTGTTGAGTCGTAACCCCAAACATCTTTGACCAAGTTCCCTCACCAACAATACCGTCAGCGGTTAATCCGTTTGATGCTTGCCATTCTTTAACTTTGGCAGCAGTTCCGTTACCGAAAATACCATCGGCAGTTAATCCTAATTTTGCTTGGAGTTTCTTTACATCTTCTCCGTTTGAACCAATTTTTAATAACATAATGTTTAATTTTTATAATAAATATTATAAAAAAGACTAAATGCTATTTTTTTATTGAGATGTAAGTGCCGTTATACCACCCAAAAATTTCGTCAGAAAAATGTTTATCGGGTTTAAAATTTACAATATTAATTTCTATCTCCTCAAAAAAAGATTCATTAGGGAATCTAACTCCCACTTTCGTCCTCTCGGACACATTGTTCTGCAAGTTTTTTTCCATATTCAGCGTTTCTTGTAAAAGGGTTGTCATAACATAAGTCCTCATTATCCTTATACACTGCCCACCACCATTTTTGTGACCCCATCTGTTCTACCCGAAGAATGTAATTCTTGTATAGTCCAATAAAGTTATCCTTATCTTGTTCTTTCCACTCTACCATATTTATCAGTTATATCATCATTATCGTTAATATAAAATGCAATATCACCAACCTTAGGTTTCTTATTAGTATAATACATCAAACCATTCTCAGCAATTACTTGCCATTTAGGTGTATTCTTTTCATATGATTTTTGAACACTTTCCACTCTAATTGGCCAAACATTACTTTTGGGTTCCGCAGCTATTAGAGTATCAACAATGGTAGGTTCGGTAATATTTTTATGAATTTTAAATTCATTTTTGGGAGTTACAGGTTCAGTATTTGGTTTACGCAAAATTATTAGTGTAGATATTAGTATTAACAACACCGCACAAATAACAAAAAGTATTTTATATTTTTTATTCATAATATAAATGTAAATTAAAAAACCCGGTATGTCAACCGGGTTCTTTTATTATATATTTTCTTCTTCTGATGGTGGGGTTTCTTCCCCTTCATCTATCAATGGTTCCTCATACGGTAGTGGTTCTTCATATGGTAACACTTCTTCATTATATACCTCAGGTTCCACATACGGTGCAGGTTCAGGAGTTGGTTCCTGTCTTACAATAATAATTGGTTCCTGTGGAGGTCTTGGGGTTGTTGGGAATTCACTTACATTTGATAAACTACTTCCGTCTTCTTCATCAACCTTTTGGATTAGCATCTTATCTCTGTCTTCAGAGTTGAACCAATAGTCAACAACCTTATTCAAGTTACCTACAAAGGCTCCAAATAAAATCAACAACATTTCTTTCCAGTTTTCAGCAATCTCAACTTGGAACATAACTGCCATATTGATACCAAAAATTATGAAAAAGAACAAGAATAAAATAATCCCTGTAATTTTCCATCTATTAGATTGCATCTGTTGCAACATATAATAGAAACGGTTTTTATCTTCCACCTTAACGTATGGTGTTTCTCCAAATAACATTCTTTTTAATCTACTCATTTTTTTTATTTTTATTTTTTATTTATCTTCTTTGTTAGGACTCGCTCCATACTTCACCCCAAGTATTGTTCCCACTATACTGAAACTGTTTGTTAACAGGATACCAAACATATTACTCCAAGTGGAACCGATGATGTCAGTATCCATCCCTATTGTCATAGAATAAACATATATTCCAGTGGTTATGGTTCCAACACCAATGATTACATAAAGAGCAACTCTAACAATATTGTTAATCAACTCAAATTGAGTTTTCTTTTGAATTAAATCTAAATTGTTTTCCGCTTCGTTCTTTGCGTTTTCAGCAATAATTCTTGCTTGTTCTGATTTAGCCATTTCCTGTTGGAGCTCATCTGTCAATCTTAAATTCTCTTGTTTCCATTCATTTAGTTCTCTGTTTTGAACTTCAAATGTTAGTTTTGACTCCTCAACATTTTTTAATGTTTCTTGGAGTTCTTCCATCATTGTCTGATTGGCCTCATTAAGTTTGGTTAATTCAGCATTTTGTGTTTGGACTTGTTTTGTCATTTCCAAACGTTTTCTCCTCGCAGCAATATCTTTATCAACACATTGTTTTAAATAAGTTTTAAACTCATCATCACCCTCAGGGTCAATAAGTTTAACTATGTTCCCCTCCAACCCAATGTTCTTGGATTGAAGGAGTTCAATTAGTTCTTTTTTAGTATCTTTACTTAAAACAATCATTTGTAAACTTTAAACGGTGCGGTTCTGTTTTTGTATCCTTCGTAATCTTTTTTGAATTCTTCCAATCTTGGTTCAATATCATCGGACTTAATAATCCAAAACTGAGCTCCCGCCTGAACTGCTTTAGCCTGTTCTTCAGGTTCATTACTTGAAGATATAATACCAATCACTACGTGGTTACCATATTCAAAGTTAACCTTACGGATAAGCTCAATACCATCAAATGATGAACCTATAATGTTTAAATCAACAAAAACACACTCTGGTCTTCCGTCAGATTTCTTCTGCCAATCGGCAAATAATTTAGCAGCTTCGTCTGAACTATTCAAACTCTTTAATGACAATGTAATGTCTAACAAGGAGCAACTGTCCTCAAAAACCAAGTGGAATAAATCCTCGTCATCCACTAATAAGATTGAATCAATCATTTTTTTCTTTCTCTTTTATTTTATTTTTATTTTCATTTTGGTCCCACTTTCAATTTTCTCACAAGTTAATTTGAAACCATGCTCTTCTAATATCGCAACACATATATTCAATCCAAGACCCTTTTCGTCACCAGTGACATCCGCCTTCTTTGAATACTTTGTTAAATGTTTTTCAAAATCTTTTTGTGAGAACCCTCTACCGTTGTCCTCAACTATTAAATATTCTTCTTCGTTATATATTTTAACTCTTTTAACTTCACTATCATTATATGACAGTCCATTCTTAATTAAGTTTTCAACCGCATTACAGAATAAAGTTTCGTTAACTTCCATATCGGTTAAATCGGATATCTCAACTTGTGAACTATAAGAATTTGGTGAAATGTATTTCCATATCAAATCTTTAGTGTTAACCAAAGTTTTATTCAATACCACATTTTGTTTAACAAGATTTGTGAATTCATAAACACTCTTGTATACTCTTTGTGTATGACTTAACCCTTCTTTAACCATCTTTAACGCACCCTCAATCTTTAATCTTTGGATGTCTTCAGTAGTTAATCTCTTTTCTAATGATGTAATACCTCTTGGCATATATGTGTTAATACCGGAGTGCATATCATGTCTGATGATTCTAGCTGCGTGTTCCAGGTAACTATTCTTCTTGGCAATATCATTAAGTTGTTCTTCAATCTCAACGTCTTGAACCTGTATTCTCTTTCTTTGTAACACAACCGCAACTACTAAACCAAGTAACGCCAAACCACTTAACGCAATATAAAGATATCTTTTAAGTTTGTCCTGTTGTATCTTTAACTCATCGTTCTGCCCAATCAAGTTACCATTTGCGTCTTTAAGTTCACCACCTGTTAATGTTAAGTTGATGATATTCTTTTCCTTTTCTAATCCAGTTAATGTTCCTTTCTTTGTTTTAATAAGTTCCTCGTTTGCTCTTGCCTTAATTAAATTATCAATCTCTTGTCTTAATTCAGTAATCTTATTGTCAATTTGAGTTAATACTTTCTGTAAATCTTCTTTAGGTAACTCATCATAACTCTGTGGAAGGTCAGTCATAAATTTAACATCCGCTTCCAAAAGTTTCACATCTTCCTGACTTAATTCTTTTGGGTTGTCAAATATTTTATCAGGTTCAATCCAACTTGGTATAATCTTATCAGGAATTAAATCCCTAATTCTCATTTCAGATACAACCATACTGTCTGTTTGAGTTTCAGGGTCTATCCAACTTGCGTTAATTCCATCAATTAAAGTATCTTGTCCGTTAACATTAATGAAACAAAATAGTGTGAGTAAAACAATAATTATTCTTTTCATTTACTATCGTAATTAAATTTATTTTTCCATATAACTCTTTCAAGTAATTCGTCTTGGAAATTTCGGAACCTAATTACTTTTTGATAATCAATATACATTAAAGATTCATTTCCATATGTCTCTCTCCACTTATCGTATTTTTTCATTTGAGACGGAGTCATACGTTCAAGTATTAATGACCCATCGGAATCAATAAACATATTGAAATGTTTAAGATTTAAAAATAAAACATCTTTATATGGAGGTAATGTATAGAGAAGTGTTGGTCCAACCGCCATTTCATAGATTGTTAGGTTTAATTCATCATATTGCTTTAATAATGTATCTGAATTATACTGCACCACTTCTAAACTATTCAGACACTCTAATAGAGCGTTAGACAAACTATCAATATCAGCTTTTTGGTTATTAGTCTCTTGTTCAAGTACTTTAATTCTACCCACATACTCCTGAACTTTCGCATTATTTTCTTTTATTAATCTTGAGTTTTTTTCAATCATCTTATTAATATTGTCAGATTGCTGAATTGTTAAAATAACAACAGAATCTCCTCTGAAGATGGTTTTAATTGGGTATTTTGTCTGTGAATAGGATATCATTCCAAACAACACAAATAATAATACTAACAATACCTTTCTCATTTTATTTTAATTTTCATTTTAGTTCCAATTTTATTTTTTTCACAAGTGATTTCAAATCCGTGCTCTTCTAAAATTGCAACACAGATATTGAGACCCAAACCAGTTCCTGATTCTTTCTGTCCTTCTTTTCTTGTATAAGGTTTAGATAAATGATTAAAATCCTCTTGAGTAATTCCTCTGCCATTATCTTGGATATAAATGAAATCACCCTCAGAATATATCTTAACAAACTTTGTTGCTGAGTCGTTATACTTTAAACCATTTCTGATTAGGTTATCCACCGCGGTACAGAACAATGGTTCATTCAATTCAATTGTTGGTAGATTATCATCTAATATTACCTGACTAGCATATGCCGTTGATGATAAGTAATCGTCAAGAATCACTTTGATATTACACTCGTCTTTATTTAGTACCACATCTTTCTTAACAAGATTGGTAAACTCATAAACACCTTTATAAACTTTCTGTGAATGTTTAAGTCCCTCCTTAATCATTTTAAGTGGGGCTTCAATTTTAAGATTAACTATATCTTCTTGAGTTAATCTTCTTTCTAATGAGTTAACACCTCTTGGCATATATGTGTTAATACCAGAGTGCATGTCGTGTCTTAATATTTTAGCAGCATGTTCTAAATAGGTATTTTTTCTTTCAATCTCTTTTGATTGTAAAACTTTGTCGGTAATATCTACCGCAATTTTCATAACTCTAACTGACTGTCCATTATTGTCAAAAATTGGATTATATGTTGCCTGTAACCAAATTTCTTCACCATTTTTTTTAATTCTATTAAACTGTGCAGATACAAAGTCTCCATTTTTTAACTTAGACCAAAATTCTTTATACTCATCTGATTTTGAATATTCTTCCGTACAGAATATACGGTGGTGATTCCCCTTTAATTCTTTTAGAGTATAACCCATAACATTACAAAAGTTTTGGTTAGCGTAAATTATATTCCCTGATAAATCAAACTCAATCACCGCATTAGATTTGTTAATAGCGTTCATTCTGTTTCTAATATCCAATTCTTTTGTCTTTAAATCGGTAATGTCTTGTCTAATGGAGGAGAACCCTTCTAATTTACCATTAGCATCAAATCTAGCTCTAATATAGGTATCAACATAATATAAACTACCATCCTTAGCTTTATTACAAACAATGTCATTCCATATCTCACCCTTCATAACCGTTTCATACATCTTACCCCAGTATCCATCAGGTTGTAACCCAGAGTTTACGATTGAGTGGTCTTTACCAATAACTTCTTCAAGTTTCCATCCTGAAACCTGTTCAAACTTATCGTTAACATAAGTTATTCTACCTTTTCTATCTGTGATGGATATAATTGCGGCTTTGTCAATAAACTTATCTGTCTCGTCAAGTTTTTTGGTTTGCTCACCAGTGATTCCACGAATTATTAATGTGAAAAGTGGGATAAATAGTAAGAAACAAATATATTCAACACCTCTTGTTACTCTTGTTGATTCCTGAATTTCAAGTAAAACAGATGTTTTAACGACAAAGAAAACAGACATTATGATAATTGATAGAAGTAAATATATTTTTGTATTTTTTGTCATATTTTATAAATATAATAAAACTTTAATTAGGACATATTAATTATGTCCCATGTTCCATCAAAATGTTCAACCAAACATGTTGAATTTTCACAAAAATCTCCAGAATTCATATAATCAATTTCCATCTTTGGCTGATGGATATGTCCACATACCGCAACGTCATATCCCTTTTGATTGGCAAGCGCTTTAGCATTTGTCTCAAAATCAGATACAAAGTTAATAGCCCCTTTAACAGATTGTTTAATTGTATTTGCTAAAGAATGATATGGTAAATTAAACCACTTTCGTACCTTATTATAAAACGTATTGAACTTAATGACAATATCGTAAGAATATCCACCAATCACCGCTAACCACCTTGCCTCCATAATTACAAAGTCCAAAACATCTCCGTGAAAACAAAAATAAGTTCTACCATCAATACCAACATATACATATTTTCTAACAATCCTTATGTTATTTAATTTGAATGGGATAAAATCCTTTAAAAAATCATCGTGATTACCTCGTATGTAAATAACCTTAGTTCCTTTCTCTGACATCTTCATAAATTTTCTGAATATTTTGGTACAATTTGGTGTCCATTTACCGTTACCTTTAAGTGCCCACCCATCAATAATATCACCATTTAATATTAATATATCAGAAGAATTATTATCCAAGAATTCTATTATCTTATCTGTTTGTGATTGTCTTGCTCCAAGATGTAAATCACTCATTATAATTGTCTTATAGTTATTCATCCCCAATAATTTTGACCATCTTCAAAGAAACTTTTATTATTACGATTTAAAAATGAACCAATCATTAACTTTGTCATATACCAAAGTCCTTTGTTTTCAAATCTTCTTGGTGGTGTTAAAACAACTGAGTCATAAATTTTAAACTTGTTTGTCTTTATTTGTTTTGAAAACAGATAATCCTCAGCAACTTTGGCCGATTCATCAAAACCTCCAATTCTATTAAACGTTGAAGTTCTGACCATCATAAACCCACCTAAACAAAATGGTGTAATTAATCTGAAAACTATTTGGATTAAATCAAATACCCTGAAAACATAATTGTATTTACCTGTTGAACTTCTAACTTTACAGGTTACCAAGTCCAATCTCCCATTAACCATGTTATCTAAACAACCTTTGATTAACTTTGGGTCATTCAAAAATATATCCGAATCTAAAAATAGAATGTATGGTGTTTCAGATTGTTCAGCTCCGTTATTCCTTGCTTTGGAAGGTAACCCTCCTTGTATTATCCTCAGGTCAAAGTAATCCCTGTTTCTTTGTTCTAAATGATATGTCGTATAATCATCATCAGAGTTATCCGCAACAATAACTCTAACATATTCAATTCCCTCTTGGAAATTTAACAGAGTTAATGTTTGGTCTATTGTCTTTCCCTCGTTTTTACAAGGAATAACTATGGTAAGAAGTTTGTTTAATTCCATACCAATAAATAGAAAAGTAAAGACATGGAGTATTAATAGAATATGAATTATATGTTAACAAAAAACCCATCGAATTCGATGGGTTTGTCTTAATATAAATCTTCGGAGAATAACCCTATCCTTGGGTTATACAGTTTGTCATATTCCACTTGACCAGCCTCAATTGCTAACCTCATTGATTCGAACCTGTCGTAGAATTTGTTTTTATTTGAAAGGAATCCCTGTTCGTAATCACCAACGGAATCAGGTCCCTTAACAACACTTCGTAACTGACCAAGTGTTTTCATTATGTCAATACAATGTCCGTGTCTGTGTCCACAAACTACCACACCTTTATCAAGGTTCTTTGGTAAGAATGTTTGTGTCGGTAATTCTTTATACCATATCGCCGCACAGATAATATACTCGTTAGTCATTCTTATCCCAAGATTGGTTCTTGTGTTTACGCTTACGAGTATAGTCCTTCTTACTCTTTTGAACGATTGGACGAGTCGCCATCCATATCTCTTGCATTGTAACCTCAATAGTTTTCATTGTTCTATGTTTTAAAGATTGTGTTATCATTTTGGTTCTACAAATATATGGTGAAATATTTACTCCACCAAACTAAATCATAAATATTTATTTAACAATGGAATTGTTAATTAGAGAAATATTAAGAGAATTCGTTAATAACAAAGTTGAAATAAAAGTTGTTGGTAATGTTAATGATTTATTAAAAGAACAAATCAACCCTGTTGAGTTAAATATTAGTAAAGAAATCATTTCTCGTAGATTGAGAAGAATTAATCCATTTGTGGGTAACTTCAAAGATAAAAGAACAGGTGAAGATAAAACTGTTGAGTTTGTAATTAACCCTAAAGAACACTACATTAAAAGAATCTATAGATTGTCGGACCCTGAATATAAAGAAAAGGGTAAACACTACGACCCAAAAATAGTTAATCCTAATACATTAGAAGGAATTGATTTAATATATAATAACAGAGACAAAATTGCCGAACAAATTCTAATAGGAAGAATTAAAGATAATGATATCGTTGAGATGTCATCTGCCGATGGTTCAAACTACCATATGATTGTTAAGTTCGACAAACAATACGGTAAAAATCCAAGATATGACCTTACATTAGTTACCCAAATTAAGGGAGCGCAGTTCTATGGTAAAAAATACCAATCCAAATTAAAATTATATCCAAACCCAAGAAATTAAAAACCCCCACATTTCTGTGAGGGCTTCAGTTTTTCGTTCTGATACGGTTGGTAGGGTTGGACCAACTTACCCACTCGGACACCACTTTTTGAGTGTATTAAGGACCTGACTCATTCGTTCAAGTGCTGTCATTTTCATCCGAGATTCACAATACAAATATACTGCGTTTTTTATAAATACCAAAACTTTTTTAAAGTTTTATTTCAAAACGGTTTTTCATTATTTCCAACTTGTCGGCAGGAACTCCATGAACATTCTCTCCTTCGTGACGATTCTCAACAACGATTGAGAATACCTTGTACCCATATGTATTTGCCATATCGTAATACGATTTCATTTCCCACTCCTGTGTGAATGTGTTTGACACGGCAATCTTCTCGTGTTGATTGAACATATGGTCCTCAACCATTTCCTGACACCAAGCGTGCGCATCTTTAATTCTTGTAAAGTCAAAGTTGTATACACCTTGTGAGTTAACAAAGAACATATCAGCTTCAAATACAGGACATTCAAGTGTTTGTGCGAAAGTACTTTTCCCACTTCCTGGTAAACCTCTTACGATATAAAGTGTTTTCATAATGCAAATATACGAATTAATAATGTAAATCCAAATAAAGATTATCATCATCCTTATATTTCAAACAACAGAAAGCCGGATGATATTGGTCTTTTAAATCATCAGTTAATTCCTGAATATATTTTGATGGGTCTTCCATATCATACTTTGGGTGTTCTCCGTTCTTTCTTCTACGGATTTCTTCTTCCATTCGGATGTTATAAGTTCTAACATTATCATAATGTTCACCTTCCTTCAAAACAACTCCCCATCCATTCTTTTCGTAATAAACATCTTCAACCCTTTGGGTTAGAACAAGTGCATCATCAGGTAGTTCGGGATGTTCCTCCAAAAACTTTTTGAGTTTACCAACAGTAAGGTAATATTCATACTTACCCTTTAAATCTTCAATGACGTTTATTTTCTTTTTATTATCCATAATCCAAAATCAAAACATAAAAAGTTTACACATAGGTTATATCGGTTTCCATAACTTTTAGTTACAAAGATTGTTGGAATTAACCCAACTTGCTTGAAATCGTCACTCCAAGTTAAATCAAAGAATGGTATTATTTTCATAGTATTTTTGCATATTTTATTAGTACATATGTCTCAGTATAACTCATTCCATTATTGTCTTCTTCAACAATATCAAAGTCAACTTTATTACCACTATTTTTTTCATCCAATTCACTTTTTGGGTGTACTGGTATGATTTCATTGGTTTTAGTTTCAACGAACCAACCCTTTGTTGTTTTATATACTTTACCTGTCATTATGATAGATATTTTGACATATTAATCGCCGCAGTTCTTGCGTCTGACCAATTTTTAATCATATGTTTTCCTCGTTTGTTGAATGGTATTACTGATTTAATTCCCTCATTATAAATCCATTTTTTATCAAAGTCATCACCCTTTTTATATGACTTGGTGTATTTTTTCCACCACTTTTTAAACTCTTTCTCATTGTAATCTTCAACAACTGGATTATACTTCTCATCAAAGATTCTATCACCGATTGTAAACAAAGCTCCACCACGATGAGTGTAACCATAATAACCTTTAATCCCATCTTGACCATTAACTACGGTGTCCTCCAATCTTGGAGTGTTCCAAGCAACTGCAACCCCGTGTGGATATTCTTCACAAACAGTCATTCCGTTATTAAAATACCACCAAGCAGTATCAATACCACCAATGTATTTTCCGTCCTTTGTTAAAAAGGAATCCTCCAAAGTGTATTCATCATCCTTTCCAAAAGAATGCGTTCCGATAACACCACCAGTATATTTCTCAATCAACTTAACTTTTTCAGGGTCAACATTTGAGCCGTCCATAACTTTATTTGGTATGAACCTAGAAACCAATTTGGTGAACCCTAAATTAAGGTGAACTTTATTTAATTTACCATCCTGACTACTTGAATAGTATGGATGTTTCTCAAACTTCAATTTTATCTTACCGAGATATGGAGTTCTGTTTTTAATCAGCCTTTCAATCATATTATTTATCAGCGTTTAACAATCTTTCAAGATGATGGTCGTTTGGCATGTCCGACAACATCTCTCGTTTATTCATTAGTGGTACAATCTCCCTGAGCAAATTATAAGGGCGAAATTCAGGATGTCCATCAAACCCAACATCCATTTTCTTTCCTTTACCAAACTTTCTTTCATTTGGTAAGTGAACATGTCCGTGAAGGTGAATAATCCCTTTATTTAATCCATCCCAACTTTGGATTGGGTAGTGCATACATACGAACTCGTGACGCTTTGATTCGTTTTTCTTCACAGGTTCCATCACAACAATTCGTAAGTATTCTGAAACAGAACTGAATATTGATTTAATATTCTCCCTGTTTCTTTCAATGTGATGGTCGTGGTTACCCAATACCAAGTGAACATTCTTACATACAATTCTATCACGGAATTGTTTGATAAACTCAAACCCACCAAATGACCAGTCACCAAGACAAATCAATACATCGTCCTGTCCAACATTCCAGTTAATCCCATTTAGGATTGACTCGTTCATCCTTTCAAGTGTTGGGAAGTCACGAGTTTGTTCTTCAGGTACCTGATTGTCCTCAGTTCTCCAATTAGTCGTCCCTCTACAAATGTTTTTGTGGTTGTAGTGCGGGTCAGAACATATCCAAATGTTTGGGAATACTCCCTTTATATCTTTTTCAATTCTTAAAATCATACCTCAAATATATTAATAATTTTTAATCCCACCAACCTCTAATGTCACTTCCATCAAGTTTTTCATAAAAATCTTCACCTGACTCTCGGATTGAGTCGTAGTCAGGTCCTTTAATAATATAACAAAGTTCTTCCCAATATTCTTTCTGAATTTCGTGTGCTCTATTTATAATTTTACCGTTATGTTCTTTCTCTTCAGGAGTATCTTTGTCCACAAGTTCATAAGAGTCCTCGTATCCTTCCGCAGGTACAAACTCCCACTCGTGGTAAATCATTTCCATTCCCAATTCCTTCTCAGCAACATCAATAAAAGAATCGTGAACACAAACATCAATCAGGTATGAAAGTCGTTTCATCTTTTCAACTTTCTTCATACGACTCTCACTAATTTCGTGTCCATATCTCTCCATTTTGTAAGCCATATCATCAACCGCAGTTTTCACCCAAGGTAAGATAGAGCCGTCACCATTATACCAAGTGTGATTCCATAAGTTCTTACGGAACAACCAAAGATTACGGAAAAATCTTGGTATGTCATATCTGAAAAAGTCCCAAGTCTTCCAATACCATCTTTGACGGTTTATCAATTTTTCCATACTTTCAATGAAAGTGTTAGCAAATTTTGTCATCATCTTATTAATTCGTCTATATCAATATTATGTTCTTCCATTAGTTCTCGTAACTTTTCAAAAACAACATCAACTCCTCTGTAATACTCATCAGTCCCATCATAACCCATAGTTATTCTTTTACGGGCATTGGTAGTCATTTCAAACAAGATAGATGCCATGTCAGTCGCCTTTACACAACGCATGTGAGCCATTCTGTCATCAAAGTCATCTAAATCAAATTCAAGTTTTGCTTTCATTGTGCAAAGATACAACAACAATTTTTATTTTCCAACTTTATACATATCAAAATAAATTGTATCACCAACAGATACGTGTTTGAGTGACTTCATAGTTACACCATTCTCAAGTGTAATGTCATAATACAAGTTCATTTCTTCGTGAACATTTCTTGGGACGTGTCTCTCAACTTTAATGGCATAGTGAGCCTCTTTATACCAATACCCATTACTTTTTTGATAAGATGAGATTATTAGTAATGACATAATGGTTCCAACAACCAAAAGGATAAGTGTGGTTGATGAGAAGATAATTTTTTTCATAACTTTTTATATTCGGGTTTTAAATAATTCCATATTACTTTATCAGTACTCTTTCCATCCCACATCAAAAAACATAATGCTTTTATCTTTGGGTGTGTATCATTTCCTTGTAGGTGTAACGCAAACTCCTTCTTTGATGGTTCAGTTTCTCTGTCCCCATACTTACCATAACGGAAGTATGAATATATCTTGTAAGCATAATCCCCATAACGATAGTGATGGTATCTTAAATCCGCAACATACATCTTTATCTTTTGATAAAATTCATCAGGGACATCTTTCAATAACTCCAACACATCTTTACCCTCACTCAACATTTCCCACACCGCAGTGGTAGAAACATTGGTCATTATCTTATGTAGACGAAGATACTCCTCACCCTTAACTTTCATTCTATCACCATTAGAGAAACGAACAACAAACCCTTCCTCATCATGCTTTATCATTCCCTTCAATTCGGAATAATCCCGAATTCCATCGTATTTTTTAACAACTTTGAAACCAAGGTTATTGATTAAGTTCTTAAATCTAACATCAACACCTTCACCATACAAATCAACCTCATATCCAGTTTCAGTGTTTATCATCCCAAGTAATACCAAATCTTCGTATGGGTATTTCACAACGATACGATTCTCATCATATATTATTTCAAATAGGTAAGTGTAGTCCTTATGTAGTTTTTGATAGTCATATTTCTGTAACATCTCAAACCCTTTAACCGCTTGGTCAGAAGTAAAAGAACCACGAGTCGCCATTACCCACTCACCTTCGTAGTTAAATAATATTCCTAAAGAACCATCCATCTTATCGTAAACGTCAAAGTCAGGAGTTTCAGTGTGTTTACCTTCCTCCATATTGAAGAACTTCTTAAATGGTCGGGCAACAACTTTACCTTTGTTGTCAGTGACTAACCCACGAGTTTGTAGGGTAACCTCATCCCACTTACCTTCGTACTGAACAGTCTCGGTATAGTTCCATATAGTCAAAGGAAGAGTCGGATGTACTTGTAGATACACCAACCCTTCCTCAAAATATTTGTTTAGAACTTCATTCATTTGACAAATATACAAAAAAATTAACGATTTAACAAATAATAATACGTCAAAAATAACTGACCATAATGTAACACTTGGTCAAAACCAATACTGACAAAGAAGTAATGAACTTTACCTGATGACCACAACTTACTATTCAAACGACTGGTAAAATAATCAGTAATTGTATGAGCAACAAGAGTAATCATTCCAAAATAAAGTGTTGACCAAATAATCCATTCGGTTGTTGCACCTTCTTTCATTTTACCAAAGATAAGACACATAGGTAACAACCACACCATTGAATAATTTGATGTATGACTTAACAATGCAAAGTTGTTTTTACTTTTGTTTTGAGCTTGCCAGTCAGTTTGTAATACAAAGTCGGCAATCCAATGGATGAAGATAATGATAAATGAAATTAACATAATGAATTAGGGATATATAATAAAGTTGGATTTTTTTTCTGAATATCAACATCAGGATAATGTTTGCTGAACTCCGTCACATCAAATCTTTCAGTGATAAGATGATAACCATTTTTGGTTGGAATTTCACTTATGATTTTATCCTTCCCAAAAGGAGGACAACTATCAATTACAAGTTTAACCTTTAATAACTCTTTGTTATCCTTACTATCAACATCAACAATCCATCTCTTTTCATAGGTTTTAATCTGTCCAACAACTGAATCAAATAAACCTTTCTGATTAGTCTGCCCGTTACGAATTCTTTCAGCCAAAGACACCATCATTTCCAAAGAGACATCCTTATGGTTTTGTTTCTGAACATGGATATATGCACGAGCTTTAAACATTTCACACAATTGTTTAATCTCATCATATCGTTTTTCCAAATACTCAACACTATCAACACAATAAGTTTTGATGGTACGAACTGACTGGTGATTGTCCCTCTCACCTTCAGGTTGGTCCTTCTTTCGTTTGAACACGTAGAGCATATAGAAATCACCCTCGTTTTCAAAGTTCAATAACGGTTTAATCAATTCAATGTTGTCAATCATTTTGTAAATATAACAAAATTTCTTCAAGAATTTCAACTTGTCCCTTAAAATAATCTTTTTGGGAAGTATTATCTCTTAACCTTTCAGCTTGTTGTTTTTTTTCTGTAATATATTTTTTTAAATCTTCCATATTATTTTTCTTTATTATAAAAAGGTTTAGTTATTAAAAAGGATATGAACATTCCTGTCCATATCCCCGATAGTAAACATCCGAGTGCCAACATTATTCTTGTTCGATTATGATGTTACCACTCACTTCAATCAACTTTCCATTCTCACGATTTGTAAAATAATATCCATCAGATTTTTCTTCACTAATCACTTTGCCTGTTGAATGGTAGGTGATAATTGTGTCAGGTCCAAGAACCTTAACCGTAAAGGTATCTCCATATCCACCCATCTTACTCATCGTCGCATCGGTACAAGATACCATCGTCGCCATAATTGTTAGTAATGTAAATAACAGTACTACATAAAAATTTGATTTTTTCATATTATATCTATTTGTTTAGTTTCCAAATCAATTGTAATGTCAAAAGGTTTTTGGCTATGAGAATAACGTTCATCCAACACAGATGAGTTGAAGAAGTGTGTTCCGTTCTTCTCAACATAACCATAACCTGAATGGATATGTCCACAGTTGTGAATCAAAGGATGTAATGTTTCCAATCGTTTTGAAAGCATCTCACATCCAAGATTAAAATCACGACGATTAACAACTGTATCCAAGATACCCCAAGCCGGTCCGTGAGTTAATAAGATATCCGTATCGTCAGGAATGTCTTTCCACTTTTGTTCAATCTCCCATCCGTTTCGTGGTAAGTTGAATGCCCAATTGTAGAACTCAGGTTGCCAAGGACTTCCATAGATTTTCAATCCCTCAAACTCAACATAGTCATCAATCAAACAAACAACACCTTTGTCGTTAAACTCACGAATCATCTTCCAAGCGTCAAATGGTTTGTCCTCAATGTATCTGTCGTGATTACCAGGGACAAATACCTTCATCTTATATGGTAACTCACTGAACCAATTTAAGAAGTCATATAAATCTTCCCAATCGTAACCTGAATTCATAACGTCACCACTATGCAAAATTAGGTCACCTCCATTCACAAGGACATTTCTTTCCTTTGTGTGAGTATCTGACATCAATGTTACTTTAATCTTCATAATCTTCCGGCATTTGAGTGATGATATGTTTTTTCCACCACTTAGCAAAGTTACTACTTTCAAACTTACCAGCCAAATATTCTCCAAGAATTATTACTCCAATACAGAATAAAACAACCAAGGAACAAATGAAAAAGAAAGCTTTAATAAAGAAGAACATATTTTTTAATTATTAATTATGTAGTAAGCAGTTACCTTTCTTGGAACACCAGGATAAAGATTGTCAATTGACTTATGTAAATCTTCATCCTGAGTGTCCTTATTAAAATTAGAATTAATTCCAAAATCAAGAATGTCAAAGTGTTGGTCAATCTTTTCTATGATTTCAATACGTTGGTCAATCGTCAATTCAATATCAATTACAATTCTACTTGTCATACGGTGTGTGGTATTGAGTGTCTAACACAAGTTTGTGGTTTGACTTCGTTCATTAAAAAGTTATTAATATAACCCATAATGTTTGCAGACCCAATAGGATTTGCTGAGTGAGTTAACACGATTGGAAACATTATAGGTTCTTTCTTTTTTGTCCAATAATCCATATCCAATCTTTCAGGATATTGAGAGTAGAACTCATTAATCAAAAACTTAGCTGCGTCGTATCCTGTCTTTTCATTGATGTTACCATAATCTAATTTGAAGTTAGGTGATACGTTAGTATGGTACTCATTCATAGCACTGTCCCCCAAATCATGGTCCAATGAAATGGTACCAATATTTTTAATACCCAATTTCTGAACCAAATTTACAAACTCGTGGTAGTTTCTAACAACCATCCAGTCTTTATCTTTTGGTGTTCTTACATCATCTAAATAAATTTTCATTTTATTCTCCTTTTATTCTTTCGTAACCTTCATCAATTCTTTTTGCCGCGACAGAGGTAAACCAAATCTCAAATGCAAAAAAGAATAACCACCATTGGTAATCAATCATTTCATTTAATTCACAGTATCCAAAAGCGGATACAAATAATACTATGGTAAAATACACAGGTATTGCGAAATACAGTATCAACCAAAACCAATTAAAAACTTTTTTCATATATTATATTTTTTACAAAGATACATCAAACTTCCTCACTTTCCAAATAATTTATCATCATACTCGCCATTGAGTAATTTGTAGCAATTGGAGTGTCGGTAACATTACATATCCTTAAAACCATTTGTACATCTACCTCATGAGGATGGGAAGATAATGGGTCAATAAAGAAGATAACATAGTCAATTTCTTTATCCACAATTTTCGCAGCAATTTGAGCATCCCCACCCATAGGTCCTGATTGTAACCTATTAACTTTAACACCGGCAAACTCAATGTGTTTACCTGTTGTTCCTGTCGCATAAATGTTCGCCCTACGTTTGAAGAACTCTAATCTCTTCATAATAAAGGCGACCATATCGGCCTTCTTGTTGTCGTGGGCAATAACCGCGATATTAAATTTATTATTCATAGTCTAAAAAAGTCACAAGGGTTCATTATTATTTTATCCTTTTAAAAGGTCTTTATTTTTTTTGATATCAAAATAGGTATCAATTAGTTTATCAATTCGTTTGTCAGTATACCTGGACGATTTTTCTTCAGATTCTTGAATTGCTCTTAAAGCATATTCAAGTTGTTTTTGAATATCATTATTACGATTTGCAATTTCGTCATAAATGTTTCTTCGTTCAGTATCAATTCTTCTTGATGTGTAATCCATCTCAGTTGAGATGGTTCTCATCAAACCTTGAATATCTTCTTGTAAATTTTTGATTTGTGTTTGTTGTTTATTAATCATAAGCAAACCCCAAGTAATCACACCGGCAACAATTACCGCAACTACCGTGAGTACACCTAAAACAAAATAAGTTGTTTCCATAATATTTTCTCCTTTATTTCAAAGAACCCCTGTGACTGTCACAATTATAAAACAAAAACCCCACTCTTTCAAGTGGGGTTATCATTAATATTACTTATTTTTAAGCCTTATTATAAGGAAATTTTGGGAATGGTAGTTTACCCATATCAGGTAATTTACCTCCACTCATTGAGACTGATTGAAAAATACAAGTTCCACATTCTAAAACCGCATTAGGTGCTTCTCGTTTAACTGCCGTATTACAAGCCTCCATTTGTTTATCAGTAGGTGTTTGTCCCATAACAACTGCCAAAATTACAGGTCCACATTCAGTTGTTGGGAAGTTTTTCATACCTGCCTTCATACAACAATCTTTAACTTTATTTAAAACTTTATCAAATTCAGGGTTTTCACCAGGTTTAGGAAGAATTTGTTCTTGGAGAACTCTCTTAACAATTTTTACTAAATCCGATTCTGTTAATCTAACTATTTTTTTCATAAATTTTTATTTATAAATATTGTGTCCAATAAAAAAACCCCAAATATTTGAGGTTTTTATAAATTTTAAACGAATAATTATTTCACTTCCTCAAAGTCAACATCCGATACTTCTTGGTCAGGAGATGTTTGTTGAGATTGTGATTGATAAATTTCCGCAACAATTCCTTGAAACTTTGTGTTAAGATTCTCCATTGATGTTTTAATCTTTTCAATATCTTTTGAAGAATGTGAATCTTTAAGTTCAGTTAGAAGTGTACCAATTTCCGTCTTTTGTTCTTCAGTTAATTTATCTTCAAAATCTTTCAAAGATTTTTCGACTTGGAATATGGTTGAGTCTGCCTGATTAATAACGTCAGCATCTTCTTTAGCCTTCATATCAGATTCAGCATTTGCTTCAGCCTCTTGTTTCATTCTTTCAATTTCTTCTTTTGAAAGTCCTGATGACGCCTCAATACGAATGTTTTGTTGTTTATTTGTTCCTTTATCAAGTGCTGATACATTGATAATACCATTAGCATCGATATCAAATGTAACTTCAATTTGTGGGATACCTCTCATTGCCGGTGGAAGACCATCCAAATGGAAACGACCAATAGTTCTATTATCTTTCGCCATTGCTCTCTCACCTTGTAATACGTGGATTTCAACTGACGGTTGGTTGTCAACTGCGGTTGAAAATACTTGAGATTTCTTTGTTGGGATTGTTGTGTTAGCATCAATCAACTTTGTAAATACTCCACCCATTGTCTCAATACCAAGTGATAGTGGTGTTACATCCAATAACAATACGTCTTTAACATCACCTGCTAATACACCCGCTTGAATTGCCGCACCTAACGCAACTACCTCATCTGGGTTAACACCTTTTGATGGGTCTTTACCAAAGAACTTCTTAACGGCTTCCTGAATTGCCGGAATACGTGTTGTACCACCAACCAAGATGATTTCATCAATGTCAGATGTTTTAAGTCCCGCACTTTTAAGAGCTGACTCACAAGGTTTAATAGTTCTTTGAACCAAACTGTCAACAAGTTGTTCAAACTTTGCTTTAGTCAAACTACGAACCAAGTGTTTCGGTACACCATCTACTGGCATAATGTATGGAAGGTTAATCTCAGTTGAAGGTGAAGATGATAATTCAATCTTCGCTTTCTCAGCCCCTTCACGTAAACGTTGTAATGCCATTGGGTCTTTGGTCAAGTCCAATCCATTCTCGTCTTGGAATTCTTTAACCAACCAATCAACAATAACATTGTCAAAGTCATCACCACCAAGGTGTGTATCACCATCAGTAGACAATACCTCAAATACACCATCACCAAGTTCTAATACCGATACGTCATGTGTTCCACCACCACAGTCAAACACAACAATCTTCATATCTTTAGATTGTTTATCCAATCCATACGCAAGAGCTGCTGCCGTTGGTTCATTCACAATTCTCATTACCTTCAATCCCGCAATCTCACCTGCTTCTTTTGTAGCCTGACGTTGAGCGTCATTGAAGTATGCGGGTACCGTGATAACCGCTTCGGTAACTTCAGAACCCAAATAATCTTCAGCAGTCTGTTTCATCTTTTGAAGAACCATTGCCGAAACTTCTTGAGGTGAATACTCCTTACCGTCAATCTCAACACGTGGAGTACCTTTACTGTTTACCACTTTGTAGGGAACTCTACCTACCTCACTTTTACTTTCATCAAATCCAGTTCCCATAAAACGCTTAATAGATGAAATTGTTTTTTCAGGGTTGGTTACCGCCTGACGTTTTGCAGGGTCACCAATCTTTCTTTCACCACCATTGATAAATGCAACAATTGAAGGGGTGGTTCTTTTTCCTTCACTGTTTGTAATCACAACTGGCTCGTTACCTTCCATTACGGCAACACACGAATTAGTTGTTCCAAGGTCAATTCCTATAATTTTTCCCATAGTTTAATTTAATTTGTTTAATAATATTGATTATTTTTTATGGAGTCAAGTCCGAACCCCATTATTAAACAATGTGCCAAAACAAAAAACCTGACATTTTGTCAGGTTAATACGATTCAATTGTTTTAATTTTTACACCATCAGGTAACTCGTGACTATAATTATAATAAAACCATTTTAGAAAAGGCTCATGCCAGTGATTACCAAACATATCATCTAATTGACCCTTTATAGGAAAATCAATCCAAAGCATCGGAGAATCATTTTTTCTTATTTCACCTGAAGGTGTATCGTTCCAATAGTTTTTCAAATAAATTTTCATTTCAGTATCATATTCATCATTTAAAAATGAAATTGAATCAATTTTATCAATCGTATCATAAGTATGGTCATAGTCAACTACCTCCTCTGAATCATAATCATAAACAACTGTCATATTTGACGGTATTAAATTGTCAATATAGTTATAAATCTTATTAAAGATTAATTGTTTCTGACTTTCAGTTACCACGTATTTCATAACAATGCGTATAATCTAGTTAAACTTCTAAATAATTCATCCCCCCTTCTATCAAATACTTTCTCCCAATGTTTAAAGAATAACTTAGGGTCATTTAATAGTTTCTGACTCATTCCACGGAAAGGATTACTGGTCATACCACTTTGTTTTCCGTGTTCAACAATTCGTTCCAAGATATCATTCCAACTCTCAAGTGCGAATTTTGTATGTTGTTGAGCCATTTGTTTTCTAAAGATATCTTCCAAACTCTGCATACGACTCAAATCATTAATTAACTTATCTGCCGAGAATGATTTTAACATTTTAACATCTTTGTAAGTGTCAGTATCTTTAATAGCTTCAATGAAGTCATTATAGTTTTCAATTTTTTTACTTTTAAGAACTTTTAATGATTGAGGAATTCTAGCCTGATGCTCAAACCTTAACGACAAATAAAGAACGTGTAAAAAATAATTAAACTCCTTATTGAAGTCCTTTTTAAGAGACCCTACCAAAGTGTTTAACGTATGTTCCTTACCAAAACCAACTTGACCTGACTTCGTATATCTCTTAAACAACTGATAAGAATGGAATACCTCGTGAGCAATTACTGAATCCAGATTTGGGCTTAATGTATCAAGGTCATCCCAGTTTGAATCTCCCATGGTAAGTTCAAATTCAAACGCTCCACTACTATAAGTTCCACCTAAACCTTTCTTATCTTTAATCTCCATCTTTTCAGCATCAAAAATATGGACAGCATTAATCGTAGGTTTTTTTATATTGTTAACATCTAATGCTTCATCAGGGTAAATGTTAAAACTTATTGTAACTTTATTCTTATACATGGGAAACTTATCCCACAACTCCTTATTGAAGAGTGGTGAGTTTTTAACATACTGCCAAGATTTTTCTTTACCTACTTTTATATCACCCGACCTAAACTCAGTGTCACCATAATTCTTAACATCGGCCACACCAACTTTAAGTTGTTTACCACTATCTTTAAATGCCCGAATCTCATCTTTAACCAAGTCGGTTAAGATGTTAACCATCATATCAATATCATCAGGAACACCAGCTGCCTCCTTAATAATCTGTCTTATTCTTGTTTGACTTATCACTAGTTTTAACTTTTAAGATTTTATCCAACTCCCATTTCATTGGGACATCTGTTTTAGTTATCAACTCATTAAGTTCTTTATCTGTAAGGTTTTCTAATGGATTTTTCATAATACAAATGTATAAATAAATATTAACAAAAACAAAAAACCCCTTAATAAAATACTAAGGGGTCTTGTTGTAGTCGGAGCGGGAATCGAACCCGCACGGACACAATGTCCACAAGATTTTAAGTCTTGCGTGTCTACCTATTCCACCATCCAACCATTCTGTGCGCCCTACAGGAATCGAACCTGTCACCCACTGATTATGAGTCAGTTGCTCTAACCGAATGAGCTAAGGGCGCTCATCTCAAATCTTTTACAAATATACGATAAATGTTTTAAATTATCAAGGATTATTTTCCCCTTCTGTATGATAAGATATAAGGTGATAAATCAACTTCATTCCCCAAGACATCTTTCAACTGTCTTGTAAATTCTTTGAACATATCTTTATCTTCAAATTGTTCGTTTGTAAATCCCTTAAACAATATTTTAATATCAGGGTCACTATCTTTTGAAAACTCTATGGTAATATCGGGAAAGTCAGTTTGTTTAATTGCATTTTCAATTTTGTCTCCAACTTCGTTCAAAAACCCGTAATTAACAGGTTCGTTTACTACTCTATAATATTCTCTATCAATACCAGCAATTTTCAAAAATTCCGTTATTGGATGTTCAAACTTTCGACTCCAATCGTGTAAAAATGATTGCATTCCATTTAGTTTTTTAGGTTTTAGAAAAAATTTTTGGTACCATTCATCTGGCTCACCACTGTTAACATCCGTTTTAGCTAAATCAAATTTAAAATTCATAGTTTTAATAGACGAAGATGGGTCACTCTTAACATCAATAACTACATCGTGTGGTATTTTAAATTTGTTTCTTAAATAATTTATTACTACTTTATCAACTGGTTTCATATAGATAATAAATATACGTTATGGTCTTTTAATATGAGTTGTCCCGCCAGTTTGTGTCCCACCACTTCTATTATTTGTAGGTTTGTTTGTTGGTCCCTGTCCATTCTGAATTGTTGGTTTTGGGTTAGGTACAAAAATTACTTCTTGGTGTGGAGTAAATACATATGGTCGATTATAGTAGTTATAATCGTAGTAGTTTGTATATGGAGCAATTTGATACTTTGATGTTCCGTAATAATCATCAGAAGAAACTGGTGGTTTTTCAGGTTGCACAGGTGGGGACCAAAATAATTCACCAGGTTGCCAATACGCCTCATCATCCTCATAATTTCGCACTTGATAATTAAGTGTTTGACAAGATGTTGCGAATATAATAACGAACAAATAAAATATTTTTTTCATATAAGTAAATATAGTAAAAAAAACAAACCCATCAACAATGAGTGTTCATAATTCCTATTTTGATTCAGGCACCGCTTTATCTGGTCCTGAATATGGAATACCCTCACCATCATCTAATGTAAGTTTAGGATAAAGTTCAGACATTCTTAAAACATTCCTATCAATTGTTTTTAAAATTTCTAATTCTTTTTTTAAACCAAACTGTTCACAAAAAGTTAATCCAGCATTTAATGTACCTTCTTTAAATTCTAATAATCTAGTTACCACATAATTAAAATTTATTGGCTCATAATCTTCAGTAACTATTTCAATTTCTTTATCCGATAAACTAATTTTTTGTTCTATATTACTTTTAGTAATTGTATACAAATCTTCAATACGTTTTAATTCACTTTTAAGTTCTGAAAGTGAATATTTAACTTCCAAACTTTCTAAAGTTATTTCATCTAAGAATAACGTGTCAAATACTATCCCTCCTTCACGATTGTTAGCATATTCAAATGGATTAGTAATTATTCCATTATAAGGATAGTATTTTTCAGTTTTAAAAACACTAACTTTAATGTTAAGAATAAATGAATATTTATCTTGATAAGAATTTATTAATTTAATGAAATTTTTATTTGACATCATAGTTGTTAAATCAATCACAGTATTCCCATTTTCATCAGACTCAAATTTTTGAGATAATAATATACCAGAATTTAACATTTCTTTGTAGTTACTTGGTCTCACCTTAGTAGATTCTCCAATTGCAACTAATTCATTGTAAATGACAACACTAAGAGATATTTCAACATTACCTAAAATCTTCCCTAATTTCTGTCCCTTTTCATCAGTTATTGGGATTATTACTAAATTTAATTCTTTATATTCCATTTTCTTTATTTAATAAATATTATTGATAGTAAAAAACCCCTCGACTTGGAGGGGTTTTAATTTTTTACTTAGAGTAAGTTCTAAGACAGTGCCCCGTCCATGCAGTAGCTCCAAGGAAAATTGGTACTAACAATCCTGCCCCACCAAACATTGCAATATGTACCGCAACAGCCCCTGACATAACCGATGAAAGAACTAATGCCCCATAAATAGATGTTCTTGGAATACAAAGAGCAACAACTCCCGCAACTTCCATAACACCAACAAGAGCCATATAAGGTAACATGTTCATTGCCGTGAAGTTTGTAGTCATTTCTTCAGTTCCAACAATTTTAGATAATCCGCCCATTCCGAGCATAAAGGTAACAATTGCAGTTAACAACCAACCTAAATTTTTAAGTGTAAGATATTTTTTCATGTAACAATTATAAGATATTAACTTTATATTGTAAAGTTCTATTACTTTATGTCACTTGATTCAATTAATGTGTAAGTAAATCTATTTCCGTGGATTTCTTTAGACTTTCTACAAATTTTCATAAATTCTTCAAAATCCGCAGCCCTTTTAAATACTTGACATCCTTCAGACCAATTTTCAACATATGTTGAGTCAGCACCTGCTTTATGAATGTTAATACCAAAAACTCCTTCAGAAATTTTTTTCTCATCATAAGTCATGTCTTTATTAGCATCACGATAAACTTTAACTGGTTTGTCTTGACCTAAAGCTTCGTATTTTCCTTGGTGTAACCTGATGATGTGTGACCCTCTATATTGTCCTTCAACTAATCTTGCCACTCCATCTTTATTATGATATTCCATCACACCTTTTTTTCCCGGGTCAGTTGTTGCCTGCCAAATGTGAAATTTCCATTCTCCATTTTCTTTATAAGAAATTGTTAAATGGTCATCAAACACATTAGTTACTTTATCACCAGTTGCACTGTTTCTGATTCCTACGATATTAACATCGTACCCTTTGTTCGCAGAGTCTTCAAACCAAACATACCCTTTTGATTTCACCGCAGTTTCTACTTGTTCTTTTGTATATGACATAATTTTTAATTTAGTTATAAATATCATTTAAATAAAAAACCCCACATTTTTGTGGGGCTTAAGAAACCTTGTTGATATTTTATTTAGAATTTTGTTCCGCAGTTCGGACAAAATTTATGTGTATCTTTTTTTCGTCTGACTCCGCAATTTGTACAATACAATACATTAACTTCCTTTGCGGTAAATGGTTTTTCAGATAACGGTAAAATTCTCCAAGTTGAATAGTTTGATGGGAATGAATTAAAATCCATCTCAACTGATTCAAACTCCTGTTTTGAATCTGAACCTTTCTCAATTCTACCAGTCTCTTTGAACCTGTCAGTTTGTAATGACTTTTTTAGGTTTTGTGAACTGTTCGTATTATACGAATCGTTGGTATAAAAAGCATTTGAGTCTCCAGCAAAAGTATTACTGTTGTTTGATACCATATTAACGTTTGTGTTATAGTACTTAGCATTCTCACCCCAAGTTATTTTATTATTACCACCTGTAGTTGTAATGTTTATATCACCATACCAATTATCATTAGTCCAAGTATTATTAGTACCGGCCAACGTTATAGTTGGGTTATTGAAATAAACATTCTCATCATAGAATTCAACAATAACCTCACCATTGTTTTTGATTGCGTCTTGGACTTCCTTTGATGATGAGTTAACCTCATACACCTCAAATTTGAACTTCCTTGCCTCGTTCAAATATCTTTCCAAGAATACTCTTTGACCAGGTCGGACAATAATTCCACCACCTGATAGGTAATTCCCGTTGATTTTTATTTTTGCTAAAACTGAATTTGATTTTGGGTTGAATATTTCTACCTCAAATTCTTCCCCGTCGTTAAGATAAACGTTTGAGCCGTTTTGTTTTAATCTTTGTTTCCCTGTCGTAATATGAGCCGACGGAAACTTCTTGAGTTCTGTGTAATACATTTTTTTCCTTATTTTATTTTTTATGTTTATTGAACCCCACTTCGTTGGTATTTCTCCAACTCAACTGTCTCATCGGACAGGTGGACCTCATCAACAAGGTTTCATTAATAACTATAAGGTAATTTGTTTTTTTGTGAATGTTATTTAAAATAACGTACAATTATGTCCGATTGGGTTTCGAGGGTGTTAAATTCTACCCCAATCTTATTTTCAACCCATTTACCAATAAGTGACATAGCTTCGTGATATTCTAAAGAAAAGAAAGAAGCAATTTCAACCATTAATTCTTTTTCTATGGTACACCAACGGCTACTTTTATTAAATTTAATTTGAGCGTATTCATCATTCTCTGAATTAAGAAAATACTCATAAGTCCCATATTCCATGGTAACAAAGTCTTGATTGTCAAGGTACTTAAATACAATATTATCAAATTGAGATTCAGTTATTAGATATTTCATTATTGATAAATATAGTTGTAAATAAAAAACCCCACTCTTTTGGGGTGGGGTTTAACAAACTCGGGCCCAGCGAGCCAATATTTCAGGAAGCGCCCTTTTTAAAGTTGGTTATTTAGTTTCAAAACACTGCGTGGAAGCATCATCCACATCCGACCCAAACATTTTATTACCCCACCGGAGTTTGGTGGTCTTTATTATTGTTATGAGGTTTTCGTAATTGGGTTAGCTAAACCCTACTTATTCCCTCCTCACCGCAACAGTCGTTAAGCGCGCACTCGTACTGTGTTTTGGTGTCGTAATAACAGGAGCTTTTAATCCTATCTTCGTCGTGTTTTTGTTGTGGTGGACGGACTCGAACCGCCAAGTCCATAGGAACCTGTTTTACAGACAGGCGAGCCAACCAATTGCTCAACACCACAATGTAGTACTCGGTACGGGATTCGAACCCGTGACCTTCCCCGTGAAAGGGGGATGTCCTAAGCCATCTAGACGAACCGAGCGTTTAAAAAAGATAGCTCATAGTGTTCACATTTTCCACTATAAGAAGTAACGACCAGTCAAGTTGTGAATCTTACTTTATGTCGCCTGCAACAGGTGAAACTTACTTCTATCTCTTAGTAGCGGGAGCAGGATTCGAACCTGCGACCTTTAGGTTATGAGCCTAACGAGCTGACCATCTGCTCTATCCCACAATTTAATATTTTTTCATCATTCAGTCGTTCCTGAATTGTTTGACAAAGGTAAGTAATAAATACTCTTGTGTCAAGAAAAATCTTATTTAACTTCCCAAGAATATAAAATAACTCGTTTTTTCATCTTAGCATCTCCTGTATTTCCAACAACAACTCCATCAATGATTGAGAAGGCGTGTCCACGAACAACAACAAGATATTTACCCTTTGGGAATGTTTTAATGAAAGTTCCTGTGGTCATGCTACGTTTAACAATTTCACCTTTAATCTTAACATCATATTTCATATTCCCGTTTTGGTCACCCAAATCGGAAAATGACTTACCATTA